TAGTTGTTGTTAGACTGTCCGTTACAGTGATGTTTAACTCATCAGAAGAAGCGTCAGTGCTTGTTAATGTTAATGTTGGTGTTAATGTTGCCATTTTTTTTAATTTTTAATGAGTTAATATTATGTTGTTTGTGATGCTTCAGTTGAAGCTACTACATTTGCTAAAGAATCGTCAATTACTAATGTATCAAATCCGTTTTTACCAGAACCTTTCATAAGAAGATAAGTATCTCCTCCACTTTCATAAGCACTTACAAAATTCTTTAATCTAAGTACTCCAGAAGCAGAAACATCTGGGAAGCTAACTGTATTTCCGTTAACAGTTAAACTTAAAAGACTTTCAGGACCTCCTTTTCCACCAATATGGTCTATAAAGTAGGTTACTGTTGTCCCATCTCCAAAATCTTCATTGATTTGTAAAAAATCAACAAATGGACTATCAAATCCTGCGTGATTAGTATTTGAAGCATCATACCACATCCAGAAATCATTTGAACCACTTCCATCTTCATAAACTAATATAGCTCTATCAAGATTAATCATCATATTTTCAACTGTTGTTCCTGTGGATACTCCGTTTTTAGTTTCTACATTTACACTCATTAATTGATTAGATAATGATGCCATTGAAATAGCTGGTGTTCCAGAACATGTTTCAACTGTTTCAATATCAACAGGGCGAGCAGATGACATTCTATCTGCATACTTAACCATTCCTCTAACTTTAAATGCTCTACATGTACTAGAGAAATCAGCACCTATACCAACTCCACTTCCTGCTTCAGAGGTTGATATTTTAATTGTATCTACTGTAGGTACTTCAATTACTGCATAAATTGTTTCAGCAGTAACATTTGAAGGAAGAGTAGTTCCGCCTGCACCAGTACGAAATAAAATACGGTCATTTATTGCTAGACCATGAGCTACGATTGTGATTGTTTCAGCAGAATCACTAGCTGCGGTAACGTTTGTGAGTTCATATTCTTTATTTGTTCCATAAATAATATGCTCAGTGTTAAATCCCATTTCTTGTCCAATTGCGTTCAAAGATGCTCCACTCCCTGTATATCCACCAAGAGTAACTCCATCTCTCTCCCAAACACTTAGACTAATTAAATTTGCCATTTTTTTAAATTTTTTGTTATTAATAGATTGATTGAGCTGCAAATATACGAAATTTTTCTTATATTTGCAAACATTATACCTAGTAAATGAATAAACCTATCTATTTGAACGAGAAGTCCAAAGGTAAGGTCGTTAAAGTTTGTGATTTAAATATAGGATTACCTAAAAAACCAAAGGTTGGAACATTAGGAACAAAGAAATCTAAGAAGAATCAAAAATGGGAACGAACACCTCTGCCTGATAATTGGGATGTTATCCCTACAAAAGATAAAGAGTCTTTTATTTCTAGAGAATTTAAAAGAAGAGAAGAGGGAGTCTGGTTTATGAATAACGGTACTCCTACCTATATTTCTGGAGCTCATTACTATTATTTAAATTGGTGTAAAATAGATATCGGTTATCCTGACTATAGAGACAGAGATAGACGATTTTTTTTATTTTGGGAAGCTTGTGTAAAAGATAAAAATTCATTTGGTATGCAAATGATTAAACACAGGCGAGAAGGAGCTTCGTGGAAAGGAGCTTGTTTAGCTGTATATTATGCTACATCTAATTTTAACGCTCACTCTGGATTACTTTCTAAAACAGGTACTGATGCAAAAGATTTATTTTTTAAGGTAGTTGATTTATTTAGAAGTCTTCCTGATTTCTTCCAACCAATGATAGACGGTACAGATAATCCAAAATCTGTATTATCATTCAAAAAACCTGGAGAGAGAATTACTAAATTAAATCAGAAGGTAAAAAAATCAGAAGCTTTAAATTCTAAAATAGATTGGCGTAATACAAGAAACAACTCTTATGATTCATCTAAATTAAAATACTTTATGTCGGATGAGGCTGGTAAGTGGGAAGAAGCTGATGTATGGAAGAACTGGCAAATTGTAAAACCATGTCTTACTTTAGGTAGAGATGTAGTAGGAAAATGTTTTATGCCTTCTACGGTTAATGAGATGACAAGAGGTGGTGGAGATAATTATAAAAGGATATGGGATTTTAGTGATGTAACAGAAAGAGATAGTATTGGGAAAACTCGTTCAGGATTATATAGATATTTTACTCCTGTATATGATGGACTTGAAGGATTCATAGATGAGTATGGAATGTCTCTAGTTAAAGAAGCTAAAGAATATACAGATGGTGTACGGGAGGGATTGAAAAATGATACACTAGCACTGTCTGAAAATAAAAGACAATATCCATATACTCCAGAAGAAGCATTTAGGTCTGACTCTAAAAAATGTTTATTTGATACAGAAAGAATATATCAGCAATTAGAATATAATGAAGTGGCTGCAGATAAATTAACAACAAATGGAGATTTTATTTGGAGGAATAATCAAAAAGATACAGAAGTAATATGGATACCAAGTAAAAATGGGAAATGGTTAGTTTCATGGTTACCAGGAGAAGGAATGAGGAATAATACTATAATGAGAAAAAAGGGAGTATTTCCAGCAAATAATGAAAAAGTAGTAGCGGGGTGTGACCCTTATGACCATTCAACTACAACTAGTGGGAAAAGGTCTGATGCTGCTTCATATGTATTTAAGAAATATGATATGACGGAAGAAGGAGATTCACATGTATTTGTTTCGGAATATATTAATAGACCTCCTAAAGTTGAAATGTTTTATGAAGATATGTTAAAACAATGTATCTTTTATGGATGTCAAATATTAGTAGAGAATAATAGAGTAGGATTAATTAATTATTTTGAAATGAGAGGTTATGGTAATTATCTAATGGTTAGACCAGAAACTACTCATACAGCATCAAGTAGAAAACAAACAACAAAAGGTATTCCTACTTCTGGACAAGTAGTAATTAACGCAATAGCAGATTCTATACAAGCATATATATATGATAATATAGGAATTAATCCAGTAAACGATAAAATAGGGTCTTGTTATTTTAGTAAACTATTAGAAGATTGGTTAGAATTTGACATAGATAACAGAACTGAATATGACGCTACAATGGCTTCAGGTATAACATTAATAGCTGCTCAAAAATTTGCAGCTCCTAAAATAGAAAAAAGAGTATTTAGTCCGTTTATAAGAAAATTTAATAATAATGGCATTACATCAAAATTAATAAAATAATGTACAAAACAGAAAAAGAAATAGGATATCCAAATCCATTAGCTTCTAAAAAAGAAAAAGAACAACTATCTTATGGTATATCTTATTTTAAAAAAATGTATTCCGACTGGAAAGGGAATAAAAGTTCTTTATTAGAGAAGAGAATTAGTAGATATCAAAAACTAAGAAAATATTCTAGAGGGATACAATCTATCCAAAAATATAAAAATTTAATGTCCGCGCATGGAGATAATTCTTTTATGAATTTAGATTGGAGTGTAGTCCCTATTATTCCTAAATTTGTTGATGTTGTAGTAGGTAGTTTGACAAATCAAGATTATAAAATTAGATGCACTGCAATAGACCCTGTTTCTACTGAGAAAAGAAAAGATGATAAAATGGAGATGGCTGTAGATATTATGACAGCTCCTTTTATGAAAGAAATGACTGAGTTAACTAAACTTCCTATGACCCCTCAATCAGGAGCTCCAGAAACATCTGAGGAATTAGAACTTTATATGGAGCTTAATTATAAACAAGCTACAGAAATAGCTATGGAGGAAGGTATAGATTTAGCTTTCAATATAAATGATTGGGATGAAACAAGTAAAAGAGTAATAAGAGATTTAGTAGATATAGGAATAGGATGTTCAAGAGTCCATTTAGATGGTAACGGTATAAATATCAAATATGTAGACCCAGAATATTTAATTACTTCTCATACAGTAAATCCAGATTATAAAGATATTGTTCACGCTGGTGAAATACGAAGAGTATCAATACAAGAATTAAAAAGATTAGCTGGAGAGAGTTTAACAGAAGAAGAATACGCTGAAATAGCAAATATATATACTGGTAAAAATAATAATCCAGGTAAATTTTCTAGAAACACACTGTTAGACAATAGTGCAGAGTCTTATGAATATGATGGGTTTA